GGCCGCAGCCGTCAAGGTTCCTGCAGCGGCAGCGCCTGCTAAGTCCGCGATTTCTTCCAGATCACGAAGCGCCTTCGCGTGAGGCGCGAGAGTTGGAACCAGATCGAGGAACTTAGGCGTATAGACACGCACCAACCAGTCAAGCGCCATGTAGGAGCGGCGCTCCTCGACCGCCGCTGTGGATTTGCTATCCACCAGCGATGGGATCAGCGGCTTGAGCAGGCGGTCTCTCTCCTCGTCATTCGGCAGCAAGTCGCTCCACGAGCGCATAAAGGCAGAGATCACTGGACATGCGCATGTCGGCGTATCCGACCAAGGCTCTCCAGCTACGAAGCTCACGGCCTCCATGACGCATAGACCGTGCTCGATATCTTTGTGACTGCTTTCCCCAAGATGCAAAGCCATCACCTGTGCGAGTTTCGATTCAATGACGATCATATTTTCCTCCCTCTCATCAACACCCTCGCCTGGTGCATCGTCTTGAGCGCCTTGCCGATGTCGTGCGCAGACTGAATGCGCGCGAGGCGGCAGAGCAGAACTATCACGCGGTCGCGGGGGGTCACGTTCTAATCTCCATATGCTCTCCCTTCCTGATCCAGATGCCGGGAATCTCAGCGCCGGCCTTGAGCACCGCGAGCAGCCCCTTCTTATCCGGCTTCCACGGCTGCGGCTCAGGGATCACGCGGAACTGCTCCGGCACGTCCTCCAGGTTCTCGATCTCGACCGCCTCCGGGTTCGCGCGCACCGCGATCGTGAACTCCGGGCATACGATCTTGCGCTGGCCTGAGATCTGGAGCTGCAGCAGCATGTACGCTCTGACGGCCTCCGCGCGGCGCTGCCGGCGCTCGGCGCGCGCCTTCATCTTGGCGGCAGCCTCGAAGATCGCGTCCGCCTCGGCCTCGAGGCCGAGCACGAACTTCGCGACCTGCTCGCATTTGAGTGCAAGGTCTCCCTCCAGCGCCTCGAGCGTGTCGCGGATGACCTCTGGCGGCAGGTCGTCGTCATCCCCTAGCGCGGCGAGCGCGTGGAACTGGGAGGCGATTTCGAACAGTTTCGGAAGCGCGCTCATATCACCGCCCCCAGCTCCGTCTTGCGGCTCTCATACACCTGCTTGAACGCCGCTCCCGCCGCGTGGTCCTTCGCCTCGCTGGCGTGCTTCCAGGCGGCGGAGAACGCGCCTTTCAGCTTCTCCAAGTCCGGCGCACCTCCGATGGAGTTGAAGTGCGCGTCGCGATCTTCCTCTGAGAGCGCATTCGGGCCGGCCGTTGCGGTCACGGCGTCGTCAACGCGCGAAGCCGTAGCGGTCGGCGTGATGTCGATGGAGTCCGGCACGTCTGACAGTTCCTCCGGCGTGTAGAGCTGCGTCACCGGCCACACCGCGCGGATGCCCTCGGCAATGCAGCGCGCCCGCTTCATCTGCATCGGGAACTTCTGGTGATTCGGCCGGCCTTCCAGCCCCGCGCGCTTGACGCGCTCGGCGTCCCACGTGACCGTGATCGCATTCCCGCGCGGTGACGTGAACGTGCCGGACACGGAATCATTGCTCTGCGCGTGCCACTCGACCTTGCCGCCAGCGCGCAGAAAGCGCGTGAGCATGGCCGAGGACTTCAGCGACGGTTTGCCCTCGATGATGTCGTATTCCATCATCGCGGTGACCGGATGCGTGCCTTCGGACTGCGCGACCAGCATCAGCGTCAGGGCAGCCTCCGGCGTCTTGACGGCAAAGAGCCCGGACTTCGCGACGCTCGCGGCCATGCGCTCCAACTGCTGAAACGTGACGGCGTTCGAGACCTCGCCTGCAACCGCCGTGCTCACAGCGGTTCTCGAAGGTTCGGTGGACATTGAAGATTCTCCGGTGGTGTGAAAATTATGGGATTTATATACACGACTCCCACGGCGCTCATGCGAACAGCCTTTCCTGCGTGAGTGTTGCCGGGAGACACGCGGGCGAATACCAGACGCACTCGCTGTCCGTGGTGTTGCCGCCTGAGTAGGTCAACCGGCCACGCGACCATTCGACCGCGTCCCATAACGTCAGGCTGTAATCATTGCGGTGCCCGCACAGGGCGATCCGCAGATGCTCGTTATCCCGCGCCCATGCCTCCACTGCATCGGCAACCGGCGAAGCGGTGCCGTACAGCCGCTCGTAAGCGCGATAAGGCGGGTCCAGGAATACCGCCGTATCATCACCGCCGAAATGATTGTTCAGGCAGCGCGTCCAATCGCCATGCACCACGCGCACCCGCTCAAGCCTGTCGGCGAGCCGATGCAGCCACGCCCATGCTGTGCGCCCGCAGGAGGTCAGCAGCGCGTCTGCGCCCATCCCGGCATTGCTCGCGTGCGGGATTTGGCCTATGGCCTGCACGCCCTTCCCGGCATTGCCCGCGTGCGGGATTTGGCCGAACCAATCGCACCACCCAGAGCCGATCCAGCAGCATTGCCCCCACAGCCACCACCCGGCGACCTTGGCATCACCGGGCCAGTCCGGGTCTTGCATCTCCGCGCCGATGCGGTCGCGCTGCGCCATGAGCCATCCGTGACGCGCGCCGAGGTCAATGTGCGAGACCGGGTAATCCGCCCACTCCGCAACCGCCGCCGGTTGATGCTTGACCGCGCGCCAGAAATTGGCGATGAAGCCAGACCCGTCGCACACGACTTCAAGCGCAGCCGGGCGCGGCGCTGCCAGCAGGACCGCCGCCGATCCACAGAATGGCTCGATGTATTGCGCGGGCGATCCGAGCCGCCGCCACACGTCCGCCGCAACCGTGCGCTTCCCGCCGAAGTACGGGAACGGGGACAAGAGCGTCGCGGCGCTACTCATAACCCGCTGATTCCGCTATTGGAGTCAAGTATATAATTCCCCTCTGAAAGCTGCTCGCTCACGAGATACACGCGGGTGGGGGTCATGAGCGCACCGCCCGATACGCCGCGCGCGCCTCATTCCACGTGCGGAACGCCTGCACCGGCTGATCCCCGCGCAGCAGCGCGATGACGGATTCGCCAGCGCTGCCGACGCCGGGGACGGCTTTCCAGAGGACGATGTGATGGACTGAGTAGGTCATGACGCTCTCCTGTGTTCTGTTCCGACCTTGGGAATCGTTATACGCCTATCCGTTGCACAGCGCAACCCCCTTGCAACGGATTTTGAGACGTGCCATAAAGCGGACCATGAACGTAGTACAGCAAGCGGCTCGGCGGGCCATAGAACGCCACGGGGGAGTGACTGCGGCCTCGCGGGCGCTCCGTATCAACAGGACCGTGCTGCGGCTGCTGGCCGATTGCCACCGGGATCATGCATCGGACATAACGCTGCGCAGGCTGGGGCTGAAATTGGTGCCAGTCGAGCAGGACGCCCCCTTGCCGTGATCTGCCTGCGCCCCTACCAGCTCGCGGCCATTGAGGCCATGCGCGCGGGCTTCAAAGAGCACCGCGCGATCCTGCTGGCGCTGCCGACCGGGAGCGGTAAGACCGTCCTGTTCGCCAGCGTGGCGCACGGCGCGGCCTCCAAGGACAATCAGGTGCTGATTCTCTCGCACCGCATCGAACTGATCGACCAGATTTCCCAAGCCCTGACCGATGCCGAGACGCCGCACGGCATCATCGCGGCGGACTACCCGTATGAACCGGCGCAGTGCCTCATCGCCTCGGTCGCGACGCTCGCACGCCGCGCCCGCCTGTCGCTCGATCCGCGCCTGATCATCATTGACGAGGCCCACCACGCGACCGCAGCGACGTGGAAGCGCACGCTGGAGCGCTGGCCGCGCGCCCGCATCCTGGGCGTGACGGCAACCCCTGTCCGTGCGGACGGCGCCGGGCTCGGGGACATCTTCACGCACCTGATTGTCGGCCCGCAGGTGCCGGAGCTGCAGGCCCTCGGGTTCCTCGCCCCGCTGCGCGTGTTCGCGCCCCCGATGGCCGACACGTCGACGCTGCACCGCCGCTTCGGGGAGTTCATCCGCGGCGAGGCCGCTGCCCTGTTCGACCGGCCGACCGTCACGGGCGATGCGCTGGCCCACTACCGGCGCTTGAGCCCCGGGCGCCGGGCGGTGGTGTTTTGCGTCTCGGTCGAGCACGCGCGGCACGTCGCAGAGCAGTTCGCCGCAGCGGGCTTTCCGGCCTTCTGCCTCGATGGCTCCCTCGAGCGCAGCGTGCGGCGCGAGCGGGTGAGCGCGTTCCGGTCCGGCCGGGTGCCGATCCTGACCAGCTGCGAGCTGATATCCGAGGGCTTCGACGTGCCGGACATCGAGGTAGGCATCTCCTTGCGACCCACGGCCAGCTTAGGGCTATGGCTCCAGCAGGTCGGGCGCTGTCTGCGCGTGGCTCCGGGCAAGGCTCACGCCCTGCTGCTCGACCACGCCGGCAACTCCCTGCGCCACGGGCTGCCGACCGATGAGCAGGAATGGTCGCTCACCCACGGAGCCGCCCCGAAGGGCGCGCAGGCGGAAGGCGGCGGCATCAAGGTGTGCCCGGAGTGCTGGGCGGCCAATGCGCGCACCCGACCCACCTGCACGGAGTGCGGTGCAGCATTCAAGAGCCAGGCGCGCAAGCTCGCGCAGGCCGAGGGCGAGCTCACCGAGTTGCAGGCGGCCGATGCCCGCCGGGTAGCGCGCAGGGACCAGGGGCAGCGCAGAAGCCTTGAGGATCTCATTGCACTGGGCACCATCCGGGGGTACAAGAACCCGGCGCACTGGGCGCGGCACGTGATGGCCGGCAGGATGAGAAAGGGGAGGGCTACTTAACATGGGCTGCGTCATCATGGGCGGGGTCAGTATGCGCGGGGTCACCGGTGTCTAAGCTGCTCGACCACACCACCGCCCCATCGGTCGCTGACATCCCGGTGAAGCTCACCGAGGCGCCCTTCATGCGCCGGCTGCGGCTGCACCTGCAGCGCCAGTATGTCTGCCGCCTGTTCCGCAACAACGTCGGGTCCGCCTGGCTCGGCAAGTACCAGGTGGGCGAGTTCTGCGTGCACATCTACAAGGCGCTGCGCATCCGCTTCGGGCTGGCGCCGGGCTCCTCCGACCTCATCGGCATCTGTTCGGTGATCGTCACCCCTGACATGGTTGGCCAGCGCGTCGGGCTCTTTACGGCCATCGAGTGCAAGAGCGGCAACAACGGTCCCACGCCGGCGCAGGCGTCGTTCATCAAGATGGTTCGCGAGTTTGGAGGCATCGGTATGTGCGTGAATTCCGTCCCGGCCACCGATGCGGTATTGATGCTCGCGCACGTGGAGCGCAGTCCCGTGGAGCGCAGTCCCCAGAGTCCCGACACGCCAGCCACGGAGTAGCCGTGGACTTCGCCCGCCTGGCCGCCGCGCTGCTCGCGCGCGCCCGCGAACTGCTGCCGGCATGGTTTCCCGAAGGGCGCTTCGAGGGCCGGGAGTTCTGCATCGGGAGCCTCGCCGGCGAGCGCGGGGACTCCCTTAAAATAAACTCCGCGACCGGCGTGTGGACGGATTTCGCCGACTCCCACGTTGGCGGGCGCGACCTCATCAGTCTGTACGCTGCCTCACACAACCTGCGACAGGGGGAGGCCGCGCGCGAGCTCGCCGAGCGGTTCGGCTACACGCTCGAGCCCGCCGCCCCGTCTGTCACGCGCCCCCGCCCCCCGGCTGCCGCTGCGGCTGCGCTCCTGCGCCCGAACGGGCACGCCGAGGGCTTCACCGGAGCGCACTTCAAGCACGGGCTACCCGCCGAGCTCTACCCGTACCGCGACCCGGACGGGGATATCCTCTTCTTCATCGCCCGCTACGACATTCCCGGCGCGGACGGTCCCACGGACGGTCCCACGGACGGTCCCACGGACGGTCCCACGGACGGTCCCACCAAGACCTTCTGCCCCTGGCGCTGGGATGGGGAGGCCTGGGTGATGAAGGCCCCGCCCGCTCCGCGCCCGCTCTTTGGGCTGGAACTGCTCAAGGCCCACCCGGCCGCGCGCGTGCTGCTGGTCGAGGGAGAGCGCTGCGCACTCTCTGCCCGCCGCGTGCTGCGGCCCGATGCGAACGTGGTCCTGACCTGGCCCGGGGGCGCGCAGGCCGTCGATGCGATCGACTGGGAGCCGCTCGCCGGCCGCTCGGTCACGATCTGGCCGGATGCGGACAAGCCCGGACGCGAGGCCGCGGCCCGCATCGCCGCCCGTCTGCTCGAGCAGGGCTGCGAGGTATGGGTCATCGCGGTACCCGATGACAAGCCGGCCGGCTGGGATGTGGCGGATGCGATCCAGGAGGGCATGCGGGCGCCGGACCTGGCAGGCTTTGCGAAGCAGCACAGGCGAGCGGTCACGCGGGTGCCACCGAAACCCGCCGTGTCGGTCCCGGCCGCCCCACGGGGCTCTCAGGCGCCAGAGGCCAGCCTCACGCCAGACCCAGAGGATCCAGGCCAGCAGGATCCCGACAATCCGGGCTTGGGCGCGGTCACGCACAGCGAGACGTGGCAGCATTGGGGGCTGGAGTTGATCAAGGGGCGGCCGGTTCCCAATATCGACAACGCCTGTCACGTGCTCTCCCGTCACGATCGGTTCTCGTCAGATATCTGGTTCGATGAATTCCTGGACGCCGTGATGATCGGCGATCGGCCCTACGATCAGGAAAGTGACGCCGGCCCGCTGTGCCTGTATTGCCAGCGGGTGCTCAAAATCCACCGCATGAGCCCTGGCGTGGTCGATGATGCCGTCAACATCTATGCCCGCACCCGCTCCCGCCATCCGCTGCGCGAGTGGGTGGACGCGCTCACGTGGGACCAGTCACCACGGATCGAGCAGGCCATGCACATGGGATGGGGCGCGGCGCATACCGAATACCACAGCTCGGTGGGGCGCATCTTCTTCCTTTCGATGATGGCACGGCTTTACGACCCGGGCTGCGTGTGCCGGACCATGACCGTGTTTGAAGGCGAGCAGGACGAAGGCAAGTCCACAGCGCTTGCCATCATCGGCGGGGAGTACTACACGGAGCTCACCGAGAGCATGGACACGAAGGACTTCCTGCAAGCCCTTGACGGTAAATGGATCGTGGAGATACCCGAACTCGAAGCACTGCTCAAGAGCAACACCGGGGCCAAGGCCATCATCTCCCGCCGTGTCGACCGCTACCGGCGCAGCTACGGTCGGCGCGCAGGGGATCATGCCCGCCGCTCGATCTTCGCCGGAACCACCAACCAGTACGCCTGGCTGTCGGATGAGACCGGCGCGACGCGCTTCCTGCCCGTGCGTACAGGCCGGATCGACTTCGCCTGGCTGCAAGCGAACCGCGAACAGCTGCTGGCCGAGGCCCGCACCCGCTACAAAGCCGGAGAGGACTGGTACGTCATCGGTAAAGCGCAGGCCAAGGAGCAACGCGAGGCACGCTACATCGCCGATCCCTGGGAGGAAGCGATCCGCGCCTACACGGCGATCCGGGAGGCCGTCACCATCTCCGATATCTACAGCATGCTCAATATCAGCGCGGCCGAGCAGGATCCGCGCAGCGCTCGCCGCATCGGAGCCGTGCTGCGCCACCTGGGCTACGGCGCCCCGCGCATCCACCGACCCCGCGGAGGGCAACCCGTCAGGCTGTTTGAGCGGGTAACACCAGCGGCAACACCAGCGGCAAGCCCTCCTCCACAGTCGGCGCCACAGTCGGCAGCCGGCGGACAACTCGAGCGCGAACCGGGGAGCGATGATGATGTGGAGTAGCAGCGACGGTGTAACCACGGAGCCAGCGCGGAGCCAGCACTGAGCCGCGACGGATCCGAGACGGATCCGAGACGGATCCGGCAGTCATTTCCGTCCAAAATATTAAAATGTTGCCATGCGTCACAATCGCACTGCAACACGGAAATAGGCCTCATTCTGCAACGCATCAAGACGTGCTGCGACGCGGCAATCTCGACTGTTGCACCGGATGTTATACAGATAGGCCAGCACATTCCGATCTTGCATTGATTGTAACCGCGTAACCGCCGTGTATCGAAGTGAGTAACCGTCGCAAGTCCCTGATATACCTAATGTTACTATATGTAACTATATATATATATATATCCTATGGATACAGGGTATAGGGGGTATAGGGGTAGGGGGGGGGGTGCCGGGGGGTGCCTGAATCCGTTTTCGTTATACGGAAACACGGTTACATCAGTTACACGGTAACAGGCTGGTTGGTAAGCTAGTTGGCGCGAGCTAGAGGCGTCCCGGTGCCTCGCCCATGCCTTCCAGGCGGTCTACTACAAAGAGTCGTGGAAGTTCCTGGTATAATAACCATAAGGTAAGTTGAATGAACGCCGTAGCTGAACGTGAGTCGATGAGCCACATGGTGCACGGACATCCACGTGACTGGCTCAACCCCATGCTGGCCGTTTGGAAGGTGCAGTACCTACGCGCCATGCGTGGCTATCAGCAGTTTGCCGATGGCATGCGGCACTTTGACGGGTGGCCCGCGTCGACCATCCTGGGCAAGATCAGGGCCGAAGGCGAGGGCGCCGGGCAGGGCGGGACGTTCAAGCAGCACTTCTCCGAGGTGTACTTCGGCGACGGGCTGCTGATCTGGCGGGCCATGCAGGAAATGCCCATCGGTCCGAAAGAGGTGCTGTACGCAAAACTGCTGTCTTATGAGTCGGTTAGCAAGCAAATCAAACTGCTCGGCATCACGTGGCAGGAGCACGGGACACGCCTGGATTGTGCGTACTACTACCTTGCCGGCCGGCTGAGTCGGCCCCTAGAGAACGATTAACCGCGGCCCTTCAGTGAGTTACGTGTTGACAGGGGCTCACAAAAAGCCCTACCCTCACGGCCAATCACTAGAGTAGGACAGGTGCCGCCATGACCAAGGCACCGGCCAAGGTTGACTTCAACGTCATTCGCCTTGAGTACGTCACTACCACCATTGGGTACAAGAACCTCGCCAAGAAATACGGCCTGAGCTACGGCGCGTTGCGCACGCGTGGCTGTGCTGGTGGGTGGGGGCGGGCGCGAATCGAGCACCAACAAAAGCTGACTGCCGAGGCGACGCAGGCTGTCACTGAAGATGCGATCAAGCAGCTCAAGGATTGGAATGCAACCGATCTCAAGGTTGCGACTGTTGTTCGTGCGAAGGCTGTAGCTCAACTACAGCAGATCCCCACTGACTCGCAGGACCCGTTCGATCTAGAGCGTCTGACGATGGTGATGACAATAGTTGAGAAGGCGCAGCGCATGGCGCGTCTCGCGTTGGGTGCATCGACCGACAACCGCGGCCTGGGTGACTTCAACGGCAACCCATTACCGCCTCCGACCCTGGGTGATGTATACCAGACGCTCGTGTTCGTAGAGCCTGGTGGAATCAAGACTGATGTTAGCGGCCGCATCATCGAGCACCAGGAAGATCAATCGGAGCCACCAGCGGGTGCCGGCGCCAGCGCCGAGCAAGCTGACGATTCCGAAAGCCTTTCGGTCGCTGTTCCAGCCTAAACGCTTCAAGGTTTTTTACGGCGGTCGTGGTGCTGGTAAGACGGAGTCATTCGCTCGCGTCCTGATCTACCTCGCCGCACGCTCGCGCATTCGTGTGCTGTGCACACGAGAGTTTCAGAACTCGATCGCCGACTCGGTGTTCAGGGTGCTGGTCGACGCCATTGAGCAGATGGGGTACTCGGAGTACTTCCGGGTCTCGGCCAACTCCATTGTGTCGGTCACCGGCTCCGAATTTATCTTCAGGGGCCTGCGGCTCAACATTCGCGAGATCAAGTCGATCAAGGGGATCGACATCTGCTGGGTCGAGGAAGCGCAGTCGGCCAGTAAAGAGTCGTGGAAGTTCCTGATCCCGTCGATCCGCGAGACGCACTCGGAGATCTGGGTGAGCTTCAACCCGGACGACATCGAGGACGACACGTATCAGCGGTTCGTCGTGACACCGCCACCGCCTGAGCGTGCCCTGGTCGTCAAGGTCAACTGGTACGACAACCCGTTCTTCCCGGAAGTCCTGAACAACGACCGACTCGACGCGCTACGGCTGGTTGAGATCGCGACCGACGACATTGCCCGCGCGGCGGCGCGTGCCGAGTACGATCATGTATGGGAGGGCGAGTGCCGGTCCCACACCGAGGCCACGATCTTTCGCGGTAAGTGGGTCAGCGCGTCGTTCGTGCCGGACAAGGAGAAGTGGGGTGGGCCGTACTTCGGCGCCGATTGGGGCTTCTCGGTCGACCCCACGGTGCTCATCAAGGCGTGGGTGCATGACCGCGTGCTGTACGTGGAGGCCGAAGCGTATGCTGTTCATTGCGACAACGATAAGCTACCTGCGCTGTTCCAGCGTATCAACGGTTCTGAGGCTCACATTATTCGGGCTGACAATGCTCGGCCCGAAACTATCTCCGACGTCAAACAGCATGGTTTTCCTCGCATCACTGCCGTCGATAAGTGGAAGGGCTCGGTAGAGGATGGCATCGCGCACCTGCGCAGCTACGACAAGATCGTGGTCCATCCAAACTGTCCCCACACCCAACGGGAGATGCGGTTGTACTCGTACAAGACGGATAGGAACAGCGGCGACGTGTTGGCCGACGTGCGCGACGCGGACAACCATTGTATCGACGCGCTGCGCTACGCGGTGGACCCGTTGATCAAGCGCCGTCGCAGCTCATTCGGTTGATCATGCTCACCCGCCTCAAGAAACTGTTTCGCAAGCCCGCGCCCGTCGACGCGCCGGCGCCGGTGGTGAGCCGCGCGGACAAGTATGCAAACCCGTTGCAGGGCCTCCTCGACTCGCAGCGCATGGTGACGCAGGCACAGGTTGACACGTTCATGCGGTCCGTGAAGGACGCGTCTGAAAAGATCATGGTGGTGATGCCCGCTGCGGTTGGGGCGATGGACCAGGCGCCCCAGGTCAAGTCGATGTCCGCCATGGACGATAGCAACGGGGTGCTGCCCGCGTTCAAGGCCCTGACCGTGCAGGCCGGTGCGCATTTGCAGCTCCTGCCGTGGTTCATGCAGCAGGGCTTCATTGGGTATCAGAACGCAGCGTTCGTCGCGCAGCACTGGCTGATCTACAAGGCATGTGCCGTCCCTGTCGATGACGCCGTGCGCAACGGGTACGAGATCATCTTGGCAAACGGCGAGGACATTGACGAGGACGCGCTCAAGCTGTTCAAGACCGCCGACCGCAAATTCGGTATCAAGGGGCAGCTCCGCGACTTTGGCATCAAGGGCCGCATCTTCGGTGTGCGTATTGCACTGTTCGAGGTTGAGAGTGACGATCCGAACTATTACGAGAAGCCGTTCAACATAGACGGTGTGAAGCCCGGCACGTACAAGGGTATCTCACAGATCGACCCTTACTGGTGTGCGCCGATGCTGGACCTCACCAGTGCAGCAGTGCCGTCGTCGCGGCACTTCTACGAGCCGACGTGGTGGCAGATTGGCGCGCGTCGCGTGCACCGTTCGCACCTCGTGATCTTCAAGTATTTCGACCCGCCGGACGTGATGAAGCCGCTGTATCTGTTCGGTGGTGTCCCGCTGCCGCAGATGATCATGGAGCGCGTGTACTGCGCCGAGCGCACGGCCAACGAGGCCCCGGCCCTGGTGCTCTCCAAGCGCACAACGGTTTGGATGACGGACATGGCGAAGGTCATGGCCGATACGAAGAAGGCTGAGTACGTAATTGCGAACTGGATCGCGAACCGCGACAACTTCGGCATCAAGATCGGGGATAAGGAGACCGAGCAGTTCCAGCAGTTCGACACGCCCCTCGGTGAATTTGACGGGCTGGTCATGACGCAGTACGGGCTCGTGGCCGCGACGGCTGGCATGCCCATCGCGAAGCTCATGGGCACGTCGCCTACCGGCTTTGCGGCGACGGGCGACTATGAGGAAGCCAGCTACCACGAGATGCTGGAGTCAATGCAGGAGCGGGACTTCACCCCGTTGCTCGAACGGCACCACGAGCTGGTGCTGCGCTCGATTGTACTGCCGAAGTTCCCGGAGCTTGAGAACGTGGAGATTACAGTCACGTGGAACAACCTTGACGCGCTGACCCACGTCGAGCAGGCTCAGATGAATCTGACCAAGGCGCAAACCGACGCGGCGCTCGTTGCCGTGGGTGCGCTGTCTCCGAAGGATGCGCGAGCCCGTGTTGCGTCTGACAAGGAGTCTGGCTACCACGCCATCGGCGTCGATCTCGAAACCGAGGAGCTGCCCGAGGACACGGACACCGAAGCGGCATCCGGCGCCGCCGGAGAAGGCAGCCGCGCGGTGAAGGCCGCCGTGAAGCTGGAGAAGGATGAGACCAAGAAAGGCGGAAAGGCGGAGAAATGAACCGCCGACCGTTGCAGCGCCCGCGTCTCGGTGAGCGCGTCCTTGCGCCGTTGCTCCCGCCCATGGAGGTGGGGTATGCGATGGCGAACGCGATTGCCCGCGAGCTACGCGCGATGACCATCGAGACGCGGGCGCTGGTGCGAGAGCTTGGGGCTGACCCCGAGTTGAGCGGCTCGATGGATGAGCTACCGTCTGACGCCCACGCACGACTTGAGGCGTTGCAGGCCCGGTGGCGCCTGCGCTTTGAGAACCTTGCCCGCATGTGGTCGAAGCGCCTGGTGACCGACGTCACGGCGTCCTCCACGGCGCAGCTCGTCAACGGGCTGAAAGATGTGGCTGAGCTACAGCAGATTGAATCGACAATGCAGACCCCTCGCATGCGCGCGGTGGTCGAGGCTGCGGCACAGGCGAGCGTGGGCATGATCACGCGCATCCCGGCGAAGTATCTCGGTGAGGTGCAGGCGCAGGTGATGAACGCCATCACGACGGGCTCCGGGCTCAACAAGCTCGTGCCGTACCTGACCAAGCGCTACCACGGCGACGTGCGGCGTGCACAGCTCACCGCATTGGATCAGGTGCGCAAGGTTTCGGAGAGCGTCAGTGCAACGCGACTACAGGCACTCGGCGTTGAGGAGTATGTCTGGGTGGCTGTGGGTGGCGAGCGCTACCCGCGCGAGCTTCACCATAGGCACCTTAACGGCCGCGTGTTCCGGTACGACAAGCCTCCGATCATTCAACGTGCCGAAGGTAATCAGCCCGAGGTGCGCGGCAAGCCGGGGGATTTGATTGGGTGCCGCTGTCGTGCGCGGCCCGTGCTGAACTTCACCAAGGTGGCCGCGTGACTGACATACAGAAGCTCGCCGTGCAGTGTTTCGTGCACAAGGATGAGGTGGTCGTGGTGTTCGGTCAACCACTGAGTCAGTGGTTCCTGCCGCCCGAAGCGGCGCTCGAATTCGCCAAGGTGTTCACCGAGCTGGCAAGGCAGGTCGGTGCGCAAGCTGGCGAGGGGATGACCAAGCAATGAAGTGGACCGACACCCTGTGGATATTGGCGGGCATCGCCATTGCGTTCGCGGCGGTTTATCTCGCGGCGGTTTGGTACGCGGCATGAGACTTGCCAGTTCGCAGCCCGGCTACTTCGAGGTGCGCGTGCACGACGTCGCGGGTGCATATCTGCACTTTATGTGCCCGTGCGGGTGCGACGTGCACAGCGGGCATTGCAGCACGATCCCGTTGGCTCTCACTCAGGATGAGAAGCAGAAGCATGGCTGGCACTGTTGGCTTTGGGACGGTGATACTGAACGCCCTACGTTGCAGCCGTCCTTGCGACAGGTGACGCCATGCGGGTGGCACTGCCGTCTTACGCAGGGCGCCTGGACGAATGCGGGTGATGGTGCGCCGACGGCGCCCAATGTGTACAAGGCGCCATAGGCATGAACAACGTGCGGAAGCTGCAAGCCGTGCCAGCCGATCCGCTAGTCATTACGTACGCCGTGCGGAAGATTCCGATCGAGCGCATCCGTGCGTTCGCTGACCAGCCCCGCAAGTACTTCGACCCGGAGGAGATCGCCTCGCGTGCCGAGAGCATGAAGGTCATGGGACAGCAAGACCCGGTGACCGTGGAGCCGGTGACGGACGACCCGGAGCACGACTACGAACTGATCAACGGCGAGTCGCGGTTACGTAGTGCGCAGGTCGCCGGCATCAAGACCTTGTGGGCCGCCGTGCGCTCCGTGCCGTTCGGTACCAAGGTCGAGAAGCACCTCGCGTCATTGGTCGCGAACTTCAACCGGTCCGACCACACGCCGATGGAGATCAGCGACGCGCTGCACATGCAGCACACCAAAGGCGGCATGCGTCGCATAGACCTCGCGCGTGCCCTGGGTAAGTGGCCCAATTGGGTAGACAACTACCTTTCGTTGCAGAACCTGCATCCGAAGATCCAGGCACTACTGGACCCGAGCCGTCCGAGGAGTGAGCGCCTTTCGCCCTCAGCGGCGTTCAAACTGGCGACCTTGCCGCGCGATCGGCAACTGAGAATTCTTGAGGCGGCCCGCGACGTGAACGGGCGCGTGACGATGAAGCGCGTGGCGTTGCGCGCGGCAATCGGTTCGGGTAAGCAGCCGCGTGACTGGTCGAGCGACGTCGTGTGGAGTTCCGCGCGGCAGGCTCGCTGGTTGGCACGCAACACGCCGGACCCGGAGCACGTCAAGCACTTGCGTGCTGGCATCGAGGAGTTTCGTCGCATGCTGTCCGAGCGGTGGGGCTGATGATTCCGTGGTGGCTACGTGTCGTCTATGTGGTGCTGGTGCTGGCCCTACTCATCTGGCTTTTGGTTTCGCAATTCGGAGATGACTGATGCCGCTTGAGTCGGGCTCGTCAAAAGAGGCAATCAGCCACAACATTCACGAGATGGTGAAGGCTGGGCACCCGCAGAAGCAGGCCGTTGCGGCCGCGCTTCACAAGGCGTACGACGAGGCGCATGCCGCCGGCATCCTACTCACGCACGGCAACAAGGCTCTGTTCCTGAAGCGCTCGCCCACGGCGCGCGACCACCAGGGCGAGTGGTGTTGCGCTGGCGGCTCGATTGAGAAGGGTGAGACACCGGAGCAGGCCGCACATCGTGAATTTGCCGAGGAGACGGGCCTTGCCGGGCTTCTTCAGGGCGACCTCACGCAGATCGATGACGGCAATGGGTTCATAACCTTTCACCAGAACGTCGGTGCGGAAGTGATCCCGACGTTGAACGCTGAGCACACCGAATCACGCTGGGCACCTTTGGACGATCCGCCTCAACCGTTACACCCTGGCATGGCGGCCACACTGAAGAAGGTGCTCAGTCGTGCCACGGAATCGAGCGACATCACCGGGCTCACGGTGATGAACACCGATGCCCTTGACCGGCGCGAGTACGACACCAACGGTTGGTTCGAGGTTCTCGACAACCCGCTGTCCACCGTAGGCGTCTACCAGTACTCCGAAGCCTCCGTGCGCCAAGGCGGCGACCGTCACAAGATGGTCAACGTGTTGCGCCCCGAATCGGAGCTGTCCGACCCGGAGACGGTGAAGTCTTTCCGGCTCATGCCGTGGACCGATGACCACCCGAGTGCACTGTTGGGTGACGACACGCAGATGCTGGTGCCCGCCGAACAGAAAGGCGTGCACGGCGTTATCGGTGAGCAGACTTACTACAAGGACGGCGTGCTCTATGGAAACATCAAGGTGTTTTCCCAGGAGCTGGCGCGGAAGATTTCTAGCGGCAAACGCGAACTGTCTTGCGGTTACCGTTGCGACTTCGTGCCGTCTGAGGGTGTGTACAACGGTCAGGCGTACCAGTACGTGCAAAAGAATCTGCGCGGCAATCACCTCTCGTCCGTGCGCGCAGGCCGAATGGGTGACCGTGTACGGGTACTTGATGCGGCGGAATGCTTTACATTTGCCCTCGACTTGAAGGAAAAGGCCATGCCTGCCTGCATTACGTGTGGTCGAGTCCACGCCGCTGAAGCGGATTGCATGGACGCCGACACGCAGAAGTTCGTAACCGATTCGTTCAATTCCCTGGTTGGAGAACTCGAACGCAAGGGTTACTCCAAGGAGTACGCCACCAAAGTGGCCGGAAAAGTTGCCGCCGAAAAGGGCAAGTCTGGTCACGACCAATCAACTGATGAGGTAACTGTCATGCCGGAAATCAAAGACCCCGAGGGCAAAGAGTCCCCGTCCAAGAACAAGGACAAGGACATACCGACTGCCGACTCGATGAGTTCTGAGTCCGAGGAGATGGCGAAGGATGCGGCCGAAGCCGCGCGCGACGCCTACGAGGAGGAGAAGGAGAAGGACGACGAGAGCAAGGAAGCGAAGGATCGCCGCCGTGCTCGTGATCGTCGTGCCGGTGCCCGCGATGCGCGCAAGGGTGCGCGCGATGCGAAGGCCGCCGCCGATGCGAAGGCCGCCGCCGATGCGAAGGCCGCCCGCGATGCCGAAAAGGAGGAGCCGATGAAGAAGGGTATGGACGCGGCCGAAGTCGCGGCCCTCGTTGACAAGCAGGTGGCCGCGAAGGTTGCCGAGATCGGGCCGACGCTACGCCGCGAGGAAGCGGCGAAAAATGCGCTGTACGCGCGTCTGTCTCCGGTCGTCGGTGCGTTCGATCACGCGGAGATGACGCTGTCGGAAATGGCGGCATACGGGCTGAAGAAGCTCGACGCCCCGGCGTGCGACGCCCCGACCGTGGCCCTGGACTACCTGCTCAACGGGCGTGCACAAGTGGCCGCGACGCTCGCAGCTCCGCGCGGTGCCGCGCACGACGCTCGTGTGTCGACCGGCGACACGTTCATCGACAAGTACCTCGCCGCCTAAGCGGTATCTCACCATTCAAGCCGCCTTACTGCGGAGGAAATACACATGCCTTTTCAGCAGACTGTCAATGTTCTCCTGAACCTCGGTGTTCCGGGGGACGTCATCGACGACGAACCGAGCCGTATCACGCCCGTGACGCTGGCCACGGCCGGCGCCATCTCTCAGTTCTTCACCATAGCAAACGGCACGGGGCTGGCCAGCCTCGGTGGCACGATCACCGCCGGCTCCGTCATCATGGGCGGCATCGCGGTCAACCCGAAGGTCGAGCCGCTGTTCGGTTCGTCCGCCGCCAACCCGCTCAACCCGAACCTCAGCCTCGCGGCCAATGAACAGGCCGCGCTGTTGACGTTTGGCTCATGCGTGATCCTGAACCCCAACGCGTGGAATGAGGGTGATTACCTTCAGTACAACACCACGACCGGCGTCGTTTCGTCGTACTCCCCGAGCGGTGCGCCGTCCGGCGGTAACGTGCAGCTTCCGAACGGCATCATGGCGCGCTTCGGTGGTGCGGCCGGCTCCCTCGGCATCGCACGGCTGACTAACTAGCCGCTGGCCCCTACAACACATTTTTTGGAGATCACTACGATGGAACAGTCCGTTTCCCACTCGCGGCTCGCACCTCATCAGGTCAAGCCGTTGGCGCTCACCGCCAAGGACCTCCCCGACCTGGCTGCCGTGCGGCAGTTGGAGCGGATTGGCATTGGCTTTGACCCGTCCTACCTCGTGTCGGTCGCGAAGCACATGGCGATGGATGGCGCTGCGATGGATGCGTGGACGCCGCAGGCGTTCGGCTCGAACGTCGCGGCCCCGGTCGGCATCAGCACGGCGAGCATCGTTGCCCCGATTCAGTTCCTTCAGAACTGGCTGCCGGGCTTCATCAAGGTGCTGACCGCAGCGCGCAAGATCGATGAGCTGGTGGGCATCGAGACCATTGGCAATTGGCGCGATGAATGGGTCGTGCAGGGTATCGTGGAGCCGATGGGCTACGTCGATGTCTACCGCGACGCGGCCAACATTCCGCTGTCCGACTGGAACGTGAACTGGCTGAACCGCACGGTTGTGCGCTTCGAGGCTGGGGTGCTGGTCGGCCGACTGGAAGCTGCCCGCGCGGCGGCTGCGAATGTCAACTCGGATGCCGAGAAGCGTGCCGCGGCGGTGCTGAACCTCGAGATTTACCGCAATCTCGTGGGCTTCTACGGGTTCAATTCGGGGAGCAACAATACCTACGGCCTGCTCAACGACACGTCGCTGCTCGCGTACACGAACGTCGCTGCCGGCGCGGCTGGATACACGTGGTCCGTCAAGACGTTCCTGGAGATCACGCAGGATATCATCACTGCAATGAACCAGCTCCAGACGCAGTCGCAAGACGTGATCGACCCGTTCTCGGTGCCGACCACGCTGGGCATTCCGATGCAGGTGGCACAGCAGCTCTCCAAGCTCAACGAGCTGGGCACGCTGTCGGTGAAGGGCTGGATCAACCAGACCTATCCGAAGTGCCGCATCGTCAGCTCGCCGCAGTTCGGTGCGGCCAACGGCGGCGCCAACGTGTTCTACCTGTTCGCGGACTCGGTAGAGGACGGTGGCACGGACGACAAGCGTACCTTTGCGCAGATCGTGCCGACAAAGTTCATGGCACTCGGTGTCGAGCAGCGGGCGAAGGCGTACCTGGAGGACTTCACCAATGCCACGGCCGGCGTGTTCCTGAAGCGTCCGTATGCGGTGACTCGCTGGTCCGGGATCTGAGCCCGGATCGTACCTAAACCAACAAGGGGATTTGCGTATGACCAAGCATGTGATCTCGACCCTCAGCGCTGACAACCGGTATGCGGACTTCATCACGCAGCCGGGTGTCAGCACCATCAATCGTGCCGTCGTCGTGAAGGGCGGCGCGGGCGTGGTGGCGCTTGGAGCGTCGCGGGCGGTGGCTGGGGTGACCACCGAGGTGTCGGACGAGGACGCCGCGTTCCTGGCGAACCACAAGTTGTTCCAGGACCATCAGAAGCGCGGGTTCGTGCGGATCGTCGACAAGCCGGTTGACCCGGAGAAGGCTGCGCAGAAGATGGAAAAGGACGACGGCGAGACTGGCGCCGATGGCACACGCAAGGGTGGCTCGGCGCCGTTGAACAACGACGACATCGCGGTAGCGGCCAAGAAGGCTGCTGAGAAAAGTGGCCTGAAGCCGGAGGAAACGCTTCAGGTGGTCGCCGGCAAGTCCTCGAAGTAGCCCATGTCCGAGGAAGTCAAGAAGATCAACTGCCGCGTCGTCAGCGTCGTGGATGGCAGCAAGCAGTTGATCTTTGAGGTCGCCGGCACACGCGAGTGTGTTGGCGAGGTGAGGATCAGCTCCGTTCATGCCGGGTATCTTCCGGTCATGGCGGAGCTGATTGAGATTTGGGCGCGACGGCAGGCGGGCGGCATCGACACTTCCGCCCGAGACGTGCTCCGCCTTAACGGGGCGCATTGATGGCACGTAGGGGCGTCTCACGGGTCAGGTCCGACGCGCTTCTACGAGCCAGCATGCCGGCGTCGACACCGCCGCGCTTCACGCTCATACAGGACGGCATCGCCTATCGACCAGGGGCGACGCCGGCACGGGTGTGTCCAGTGTCCACGGCCGGTGGTACCACCGCATCACCACTTGCAATGCCTTTGCTTCGACGTTGATTTGATCGAGAGAGGGTTTCACCATGTTCAGTCGAAAGTTCTTCCGCGCGCTGCTCGCAGCAGTGCTGCTGTCCGTGCTGCCGATCAGCGAGTCGTTCGCAACGATTCAGTACAGCGTCACGCAGCAGAACAGCAACATGACGGGCATCGTCACGAATGCTGGCGCCACGGCATACCTGCTGATCTATTCCGGCTCGGTGCCTGCGCACTGTGCCACTGCCGCGAGCGGTACTCTGCTCGTGTCGATGCCGATGTCGAGCACTATCGGCACCGTGTCGGCCGGCGTGTTGACCATGAACGCCATCACAACCACCGCCACGGTAGCGGCCGGCACGGCGGGCTATTGGCGCATCGCCACTACCTCGGGCGGTACGACCGTGGTGGCGCAGGGCACCGTGGCGGTCTCGGGCGGGGATCTCAACTTCGCCGGTGGTACCTCTTGGACCCTTGGCGAGAACATTTCGCTCAGCAGCTTCACGATCACCGCGAACGGCGCGTAAGTGAGTAGCCCACACAGCCAGCGACTTGAGCGTTGGCTCGGCGCCGACAAGGTAGCCGAACTCTCCCATAACTTCGGCCGTTGGCAAGGGCCGCCCGTTGCTGTGGCGGGCGTGCCCGGTGCCGTGTTCGTAACGGGTGGAGGGGACTTCTGCGGCGAGTACCGTGGACCCGCGCACGTCACACCGATGGAGCGGGCACGGGAGATCGTTCGCGACGTGTCGCGGCAACGCTTCTTGCGTCGGTACTACCGCCAGATTGGTGCGTTCTCCGGGCTTTCCGCGTTGATCGCTGCCAAGACCGGCGGCAAGTCTGTCACGATGCTTTTCAACAAGACCGGGACTGCGCCTACCGCAATCGGTGGCGCGATGGACTTGTGGACTTGCGCCGGACTGCCTGCCGCTGGAGCCGCTGGGGCGGCGGTGCCTACCGGCACGTCCCCTACCAACAGCACGACCGGCAACCTCGGCTACATCAACGCCGTGGCGAACGCCAATACCGGGCACTTCGTCAATGCCGTTGTGCTGGCGAGCGTCAACAATTCGCTCCTGCTGTACGACCGTCTATTCTCGGCGGCCATTTCAATTGCGGTGTCGACCACGCAGGCAATTTCCGGCACGTTCAGCCGGTACCAGAACACCACGGCCGGGGCGCTTGACTCAATCGCTGGCAACTTCGCGTTCCCTTCGATCCCGACGACGTTGCTTGCAGCGACCGGGCACAACCACACCGTGTGCCAGTACACAAACCAGGCAGGTTTAGCGGGGCAGTCAATGCCGTCCATTGCCGGGATCTCGGCATGCGCACTGCACCAGATCGACCTACTGCTTGGCAACTGGTTCATGCCGTTGGCGGCCGGTGATACAGGTGTCAAGGCCCTGACTCAGTGGCAGCTATCGGCTACACTAGCTTCGGGCACCATCGACGTTTGCGTGGGCCACCCCATCGCTGTGTTTCCGTGCCTCGTTGCCAACATGGCCATGAACATTGACGGCGTGGCAAGCGCGTTCAACTTACAGCAGGTGTACGACAACGCTTGCCTCGCATTCCTGGAACTGCCGAAGGCTGCGGCCTCGGCGGCTACGTACAGCGGAACCGTGATGACCGTGAGCGAGTGATGTGGCGATTGTACGCGCTCAGAGTGGCAACACTGGCGACCTGAATTGGTTCACGGAAAACAGTGTCGGCAGCGACCTTCCGTGGATCACCTACATTGGTGATGATGGTGGCGTCGCGACGATCGTTGAGGCGTCCGATGTCGTAGCCGCAACCGGTGGCGTTGGGGTCTCCGGGGCGGCGGCTTTGGCCGAGGC